TCAAGGGTACCTTTTACTCAGCGGTATTTCTAAACTGGCCCGCCAACCTTGTGTGCTGTTATGTGTTGCCTAATTTTTCTAGTGCTTCTTTTAGAACTTTTGAGCCGCCTACTCTTACATTAATAATTCCGTTATAATACTCGTCTGTTTCTAATACTCTGCGGTCAAACTGTTCTTTTGCCTCGAGGTAACTCATCAAGCCTCTGCTATTACAGTAGTGGAGAATTTCGCGTGTGAACTTTTCTGGGCCTAGTGCCTTAACGTCTGCCTGTAAATGATCTGAAGATCCCCAATAGTCTCTCCAATCACTTTCAACTTTGCTTCTTCGTTTGTTTTTCTTGCCTTTAAGAGGTGGCTTTGTTTTCTTGAATTTTGCTAGTTTTTTGCCTACGTACTTGCGATTGTTGGTAGTGTTTGTTATCAGGTATACAAAACCTTCGCAATCTGCGGGAAGTTCTTGTACTATTTTGCCCTGATAAGTCCACTCCATAGTGATACTTACCGATGCCTAATCTTCTATGTCTCGATTCTGGTTTTGAGCCTTGTTTTCTCGTTTTTGTGCTTTTAGTGCCTTGCGTTTAGCCTGTATTTCGTTGCGCCTTTCGGTCGCTAATTTTCGTATATCACTAAGGATAACTCGTGCCTTGCGGCCAGTTTCGTCGAAACCTTTTGCTTCAAATCGTTCTTGTGCGTTATAGTAATCCATCATTGCTTGGACAAGCAATTCATGGGTAGACTTAGCCACTTACAACCTCCGTGTCGTTGGAGTATGAAGTGAATCCGTTATCCTTAATTACCTTCAAAATGTTATTCACCCTGGAAGATAGTTCATCTTTGTGCGAAATGAGATATATGTTTTTACCTCGTTCTCTAGCCATCTTTTTAAGTATACCAATTGAACTTTCTACACCAGCGGCATCAAGACCGTTATCGATAAGTTCATCAATAAACAACAAATTAATGCTCTGATATAGGCTTTCCCAAACATCACGGAACGCCCAACTCATGGATAAAATGAGTCTATTTCGTTCACCTCTACTGAGGTTATCAAAGTCTAAGTCACGTCCTAGTTCTGTAATTTCCACAGTTAAATCATTCAAAAATATAACCTGATGTGGTAATCCTGTGCGTTCTAGGTAATATTGTAAACGCTTGTTTAAGAATGCTAAATTTTGATCAATGATACGTTTACGTATAAAACTGTCTTTGCTTGTAAGCAATTTATACAAGAAATCCATATGCTCTTTCATTTCTGTTAGTGCATTTATATTTTCCCAACTTACTTCTTGTAGTGCTTGCTCACGAAGTTCTTTCATTTGTTCGGTATATGGATTTACTTCTTCTTCTTTTTCAATTTTGCGTTCTTCTAAACTTGCAAGATTGTTTCTATGATTATATGCTTCTTCACTGGTTTCATAAAATGTATTAGGACATCCATTAATATCACCAATATCATTTATTTTTTCATTTACAGTTTTAAGTTCTAAAGTAATTCCGTCAATGTATGTTTGACTTTCATTAACATCATTTTGTTTTTCAGCAAGAATTTTTCCATGTGCTTCGTCATGTAAATCCTGACCACATGTAAAACATTTTTTACCTGCAATATCTTTAAGTTCTTGTTCATATTTTGAATGTGTACGTTCAGCACGTAGCAAACTACTTTCTAAACTTGCTTTTTCTTTGTTAAGATTTGTAAGTTCGTTGTTTTTGCTATCCCATTCTTTTTTATCTTTGTGTGCTTGAATTTCAGCATCAATATCAACAGTGATTAATTGACTAATTGCTTTGGTTGTTCTTGCAATTTCTTCTGCTTGGTTAGCGTCCCATGCTTTTGATTTAATTTCTAAATTGTCAATTGATTCCTGTACTTTTTTGTTTGCGGTTTCAATACCTTTGATTGTTGCTTCTTCTTCACTAATAGCATCACGTATTTTTTTCTGTTCTTCTTTTAAACGTTCTGCTTTTTCAGATAAGATGGTGATGCCCAATAACTGCTCAATGATCTCTCGTTGATCGTTGGCTTTTAATGAAAGGAAAGGCTCTGTGTAGGTATTGAGCGCCACCAAATGCTTGAACATAGTATGAGTCATGTCCAGTAATCGTATAATATCTTCTTGTGTTTTTCGACTATCGCCTTGCGATTCGTCAACATCATCTGCTGTTACATCAATGTTTTCTTTATAAAATTTAAGTATGTTAGGTTTGCGTCCACGTTCAATTCTGTAGTTTTGACCGTCTTTTTCAAATTCAACAGTAACCAACATGCCTTTGCCGTTGGTTTTATTGATTAAATTTTCTCTGCGAATCTTAGTAAGTGCCTCGCCATACAGTGCATAACTTAGTGCATTTACAATGGTTGTTTTACCAGTACCGTTACGTGAACCAGCATCGTCACCACCTAAATCTAGGTTTTCTCCTAGCACAAGTGTTAGCAAGTTTTTATCAAAATCAACAGCCTGGGTTTGATTACCCACACTCATAAAGTTTTTTACTGTTATTGTTTTAATTTTAAACATTACAATCCTCGATAGATATCCAACAACAAATTAGGTTTATATGTTGTGCTATCTATTTTTGTTATTTGATCTGTTACAATTTGATCCACCGATTCAAAATCAATCTCACCTGGTTCTAGTTTATTCATTTCATCATCAGCACTTGTGTCTGGTAACAAACTGATTTCTCTAATGTCGTACTGTGCTGAAAAGTTTTCTTTAATAAAGTTTGCTTCTTCGTATGAAATATCAATGTCTAGTGTTACTCGCAAATACAAGTTTTTAGGTGCAAGTATTTCTTCCGTTTTATCTAGTAATCTGCTAAGTGGTATAGTTCTGTATTTTGGACAATCTGGCCAATCGATGAACTCAGGCTCACTTCCCCATTCTAATACCATCATACCACGCTCATCATCCCATGCATCGGCGTAATTGTGTGGAAAGGCATTACCGATGTAGTAGATGTTTTTGCGTTGTTGACGTTTGTGGAAGTGGCCTGTGAACACCATTTCTTGGTTAGCAAAATCGTCTGCTTTGATTTCACCTGTATCAGGCATTTCAACCATAGCATTCATTTTAAAGTTAGGAAGTTCAAAGTGTCCAAACATATATTTGCATTTTAGTTTGGCAACATCTTTCCATTCTTCTCCTACCAACCACGGAACCAAAGCAACATCGTCTATTACTTGTGGTTCGTTTACCACAGTTATACCCGGTACATGTTTACCAAATACAACACTGTGAATCTCACGCTTGTCCTTATAGTACAAGTCATGGTTACCTGGAAAAAAGAAAAACTTATCAAATGCTTTTCCTAGTTTTTCCAAAGAACGCAAACTTGCATCCATTGTGGTTAAGTTTAATGCACTTCTGTTATGATGCCAGTCACCTGTAAAGATACCTACATCACAACCTTGTGCTTTTGCTTGTTCAATGTACCAATCTACGAATCTTTCGCAGTCGTCATTGTGAATTTTAGAATTACTTTTAAGACCAAAGTGTATATCTGTAAAAACTGCGGCCTTTTTGAATAACTGTGCCATGCCTTTCCTCTAATAATCTTAATATTATACGTTCTTATAGATCAAGAAGTCAACCTAATAGTCCGCCTTTGGACGTCTAATACTCTTATAAAATTCTGCCAATTTTTCTTTGTCCTCTTTAAACACTTCTTGGTTTTGTCTAGTAAAGGACGGATTAAGGCCATTCTCCTGTAGAATATCGTCACGTATATTTTGATTTTTCTTTTCTATGTTTAGTACTCTTGTAAAACTGTTAGTAACCGCGGCAGTGTAATAGGCAAAAGGATTTTCACTTTTGCTTTCGTCAAACTGTAAACCAATCTGCGAAAGTTGTAACACAGCCTGTGCCCTCATTTCATCATTGTAGGTGTAACCACGCCAGTTTGAACGTGTTCCGTATCTATCAGCAAGTTTTAGGAACATACGTCCTAGTTCTTCTGTAATTCTTCCGTGTGTTTTGTTAAAATGTCCATTATGCACACCACCTTCCCAATGGCTTTTACCAACACAAACTAGGTTGTCCTTTACATCATACTTCCAATGTTGAAAAGGAGGAAAGTTGCAACGTTCATGTTCATCTGCTACTGTTTTGGTTTTGCGTTTGCGGCCAGGCGCTAGTGGAATATGATCAAACGTCATAATCCTAAAAATTAAGTCAGTCTTTTCAATTTTACGCCAATCTGGTGTAACATCCGCTAATTTTGTCTTTTTATCACCTGCTTCACGTGCGGCTTCGTAGGCTTGTTTTCCAATCCTGTCTGCACGATTACGCTTTGCTTCTGCTACTGTTAATCTGTTAACCTTGTCTAAACTAGGTAAAATTATATCATAAGTCGCATACTCATCATCGGCATACGAACTGAAACTGTTCTTGCTTTTATGTATCTGTTTAAGCAGATCTCTATTGTTCAAATATTTTACTTTTCTCATGAGATTCTCCATGTATAAGTAGTATTATAAACTACGTAGTTAATAATTGCAATAAATATTGTTACCAAAAGGAGCCAAAACGATATGGGAATTTTAGATAATTTTAGATTTACTAATTCAAATAGTAAAGTAACTGCTGGTAAGCAGGGAGCCGATGTACCTGCTGAAGAAACAGGACTTACGGGTTTTGGCAATTCTCTTGTAGACAATTTGAAAAAGGCTACCGGCCTTGGTGGGGCATTTGAAAGACTTGAAGGAAAACTGGGTAAGGGAGGAAAAGAAGAAGAGAAAGCCGAACCAACAAAACAGTTTTTCCAAGCAGGTGGTAAACAGTATGAACGTGATCCTCGTATCAAAATTAGAATTCCAACAAGTTATTTAAAGGGTCCGGCAGGCCATTTAGCGAGCGTAGGTGACAAAGCAGTTGTATTTCCTTACACTCCGCAAATAGTTGTGCAAACAAGAGCCAATTATAATGCAATAAATCCCACACATACTAATTATACGTTTTATGCTTACCAGAACTCAATGCTGGATGCAATATCAATTGTTGGAACATTTTCAGCACAAAGTTTAGAAGACGGAAGGTATATGCTTGGTGCAATTCATGCACTAAGATCTGTTACCAAAATGAATTTTGGTCCAAGCCAAAACTCAGGTGCGCCGCCACCTATTTGTAGACTAGATGGTTATGGTGCATACCAATTTAATAATTTGCCTGTTGTTATCAGCAGTTTCTTTTACACACTTAATGAAGATGTAGACTACATGCAGATCACAGATAAAAATAGTGGAAAAGCAACAAATGTTCCGACCAGAGCAGAATTTACAATTGAATGTTTACCAGTGTTCTCAAGAAGAGATCAAGCAAACTTTAATATCGATAAATTCATAAGCGGTAGTTTAACTGAAACTAAAGGAATGATCTAATGGCAGTGTATGCTAAAACAAGTCTGTACGCCACAACAGAACAAACAAATCGCAGTTTAGGAATTTTAGACTATACAGAAATTCCTAAAATATCTGGTGATGTTTTATATGAAATTAAATCTCAATATAATTATAGACCAGATTTGTTGTCTAGCGATTTATATGATGATCCTAACTTATGGTGGGTATTTAAATCTAGAAATCCAAGTGTGCTAGAAGATCCTATTTTTGACTTTGTTGCAGGCGTAAAGATATACATTCCTACAATCGACACAATTAGATCCGTTATCGGAGGAGTATAATGGCGGCAAAAGAATCTCCAAATGTTACAAGGGAGCGTGACGGGCAAACTGTAGAGTTTAGAAATGAAATACAATCAGCAATAAACTCTGATTCAGTTATCACCGGCGACGGTGTAACAGTAGAAGTTGGTCCTATCGAGTTTGGCGGTTCGTTTGATGATCCTTCTCCTTGGGGAACTTTTTATAAAGGTGTAAAAGGAAGACACAACCGTTTGCATGATTATAATGTTTACAATTATAACATTGCACTTGTTGCATTATCAAAAGACCAAGTTGAAAAACCAGAAACATATCAGGGTAGAGTTTTTACTAATGGTCAGGAAAACAAAGGATTTTATGTTGTAGCACGTAGTGGCGGCTATGGTAGAACCGAAGAAGGTGGATTCAAGCAAGGCAGAGATAAGGATGTTTTTATTGATGCTCTAAATTTTGAAACACTTTGTGGTATAAACAGCCAAGGAACTAGCAATTTAACCAAAGGTCAAATGAGATTTGTTGAGCCTTATGGTGTAGCAGGATTATATGAAGAATTGTTTGCAGGCGCGGCTTTTGCAGGACATCCTAATTATATTAGAGCACCGTTTTTATTGGTAATTTCTTTTGTAGGAAGAAAAGCAGGTTTAAGTGTAGACAGCCAACCCGAAACTCCTGATAAAACAACACGATACATTCCTATCATGTTTACAAAAAGTGATATGACTGTTACAGAATCAGGTGCAACCTATGAAGCAGAATTTATTGCCTACAATGCTTTGTCAGGTGCTAATATTAGAAAAACCCTAGTTGATGATGTTGAAGGTGTTTCTCGAGAATCTGAAACTGTAGAAAGTGTTCTGTATCATCTATTTGAAATGCAGAATCGAAAGCACGAAGAACAAATAGAAAAATCAATTACGGCGTTGAAAGACAAAGGAACAAGTGTAAAAGAATTTTTAGCAGAAAGAAAAGAAAAAGCACAGAAGGGTTTAGCAGAATCAGGAAATGCAGGGTATGACATTACAGCATTTAAGCCAGATAAGTGGTGCTTATGGTTTGCCAAAGATTGGAAGAATCCTAAAACTTTTAATACAAAAAGCGGAACAGGATATGAATCCTGGAAAGGTAAGATTTCAAAAATTATAGATCCTAAACAAAAAGAACCTGGAACAATAGGAGGACTTTATACCAATGATTTTGCAACCAAAAAATTTAATGATGGATTTTTACCAACTCCAAGTTTAAAAATCAAAGAGTTTGACGATGCGGCTGATGATCAAAAAGATGCAATCGATGCACAAAGAAAAATTATTAGTGATGCTAAAAGTGTTATAGAGGCATCCTTGGCAACATATGAAGCACAAAGAGAAGCATTAGTTGCTCAGGCAAAAATTTATGGAGTAGTTTTAGATGAAA